TCAGGCTCTTCTACATTACCTGTACTTATACCCTCTCCCATTTTTTTCTCTAAATTTGAGTAGGCTTCTGCCATCTGTTCAACATTTTTAAATTTCTCTGGCAACCAATCGGGACGCTCTTCCTTATTAGGATTATTATTAGCTTCTAATTGTTCACCTTTGGCAACCATAGCATCTACGTGCTCTTGTGATTCGCCTTGTTCTTCGTGTGTATTCATGTTGTCTGTCATAATAGTCTCTTTTGGTTTTATTTGGTTTTGGTTTTATGCGTCGTTCCTTTAGAAGGTTTAGAATACTTCTTCATGTAGTCTGCGCCTCTAGTTCTCCTAGGTTGCAAGTCTGGGTCTTTCTCACTAAAGTTTCTAAGGTTAGCTTCAGCCTCGTCCCACATAGAGGAAGTTACTTGCTTCCAAAAGTTATACTCCATAGTAGCGGGCAGACCGTGATTGAAAACTACATCAACAATAGGTGTTGCCTTGTTTTTAGGAACGTGTTTGAAGCTCATACCTGTAGCTTTCATCCAAGCTTTATCAATACGCTCCATCGTAGACTTCTTAGCCCACTGGTCTATCGTATTCGCCTCTCCCTCAGTTAAACTTAACTCAGCTGCTTTCTGTATAGCTGCGTCTTTTTTTAAACCTAGGAAAGGTTCGAGCTTGGTTACTAACTCTTCAGGTAAGCCTTTTAAAGATTCCTTGGTGCGACTACCCAGATCAAAACCAGACGCTACTGTAACACCTGAGTGTCCTTTAGCTGTTCCGTCTTTATTCATAGGCACGTAACCAGTTGTCTCAAAACCTTCGTTAGCTTTAATGAAATCCCAATCAACATTATCAAAAGCAATTTGTGGACTAGCCAGTGCATATGCAATGGTGGCTGTTTGTAAAGCTGTTGCCATTACTATTCCTCCATTGCTGCCTGTTGAGCCATATCAGTAGCACCCTTAATAGCAGGGGATATACCCTTCTCTGCCATTTGCATCATCTGTTGCTGCTGCATCATCTGCTGCTGCTGTTGTTGCTCTTCCATCTTTTGCTCTTCAGACTTAACTAGTCCTTGAGTATCGATACCAAGAGAAGCACCAAGACGATCTAGGTAGTCACTGATGTTTAACTCACTAGCAATGACTTCATTACCTAGTGGCTGTAACATTTGTAAGAACTGATTTAGTTTGTTTAAGTCCTGACCACGACCAAGAGCTTCAAGACCAGTTACGATCTGTGGCTTGAGTGTGTCTTTAGGGAACTTAGGCATCTTACCTTCCTTCTGCATCTTCGCAAGTAGGAGGTTAACTAAGGGAACTTGGAACTCTTGTGATAGTACAGAGTAGATACCACCAAGAGCAGTCTCTAGTTCTTGTGCCATGTAGCGTACTTCTTCTGCTGTTACTCTCTCAGCTTGTCGTTGAACAGAGCTGTTAAGTAAGAAGGAGTAAGCCAAGCGTTCTGATATAGTGTTCATTGTTTCTTGAGCTACGCGGAAGTCATTAAACTTCTGTGCCTGTAGCGTGGTAACATCTTCAGCAGCACCTGATATGATTGCACCGTTAGGCGCATCAGCAATGCTACGTGCTTTGGTAGTACCGTTAGGTCTAACCATAAATAAAAGTTTAGCACTAGCTGCACTTCCTTCTACAATGGCAGCCGTTAAAGACTCCAAAGATTTTAGATCACCGACAATCTCTTCGCAAAAAGATCGACCATAATCTTGTCCGTCAATAGCAATGAAACGTAAAGCCATCCAAGGTAACTTATCTTCTGTGTAAGAACCTTTGGTGCTAGGTATCACTATGTTGTGGACTTCTTGGTGTACTTCAAACTTCTTACCCACTCGCCTAACGCAAGTGTAGATGTCACATTCTTTTTTGTTAGTGTCTACTTGGTACTCAGGGTTCTCCATCAAAGCCTCTAGGACTTCTTTAGGTAACGCATCATACGCAACTGACTCTTTAACAATAATTTTAAGGAGGTTGCCCATCGTGTCACGTTGAATCACATAACGGTCTAATCTAAATACTTTCATCCCACTCTTAGGCGGCATATGTACTAAGACGTTACCGCTAACGATAAGCTGCTTTAGTGCTTCAAAAGTAGGCACACGTATAGCTTTAGATTCTACTTCCTGTGTCGCGCTTCGTTCTATACGAGCAAGTGCTTCCTCTGCTTTACCTCGTGCATCCCCACCTAGTTCCGTTAGATCAAAATCATCAATAGTTAATCGGAAGAAAGATTGGTTAGGCGGTAGCAGTGTCATCAGTAGTTTAGATGCGAGGTTGTTAACACCTCTAGCACCTACTGATTGGAAGGGGGTAGTAAACTGAGTAGTACCTGTATGTCCTTCAGGAGGCATAAGGGTAGGTATAGTTAACTCAGCACAACTACGTGCTCTTGATAAGAACGACTCACGATCTGCTGCCATGTTCTCATACGTCTTGGCTATAGATTGATCGTGCATTTTAAATTCCTTTAGTATTGTCCACCGATATTCATACCAGTGTTAATATTAGTTTTTGGTTTAGGCTTTGAAGTGGGTGCTGGTTTATTAATAGTTGTAGTAGATGTAGGAGCTTCGGGTGCGCTTGCATAATTATCAGCAAGCTTCTCTCGTGACTTTCTATCTTTACGATCATTATACATCTTAGACATAGCTGACTCTGCTAAACACATATTAAGCTCCTTTGCCAATTTTTAAACCAGTGCCAGCCACTGCGCCTTTTACCTGTGTCCCTGAAGCTCCTCTACCTAACACACCTTTTGCTCCCCTCTTTTTCTTTTTGAGGGCGGTAGCGTTTGAGTCTATAGCGTTCTCAAGTTCTGAAGGGGCTTTCTCTGGTGGAGGTGGTGGTGCAACGGTTGGTTTAGGGGCGGGTGGTTTTGGGCTTGACATACACATAATTAGATCTCTTCTGGTTGATCGTCCTCGTACAGGAGTTCCATACGATTAATGACGGATTGTTGTCCTTGTAAAAAAGCTATATCGTTGCCCGATATATCTCTACGGTTTGGTAAAGTATCTGGGAATAAACCTTTAAGATACTCAATTAATTCTTTGTTTATAAATAGATTCTTATTCATTTAGATTCTCCTATGGGGCACGTTGGAGCTATCCCAGTGATGGCGGGAGGTGCAGCCAAACATTAGAAATGATGTGGAGGCAAGTTACTACCTCCAACACCGTTATCCAAGTTCTATATTTCGCATGAACCTGACGAGCAAGCCAACTCCTGAGTTCCAGTAGTGGTGTCCTCTTTTTCATATTCACCTAACCTGTCCCAATCAATCTCTGACGGGGTTTCTCGTTTTAGTTCCATATACTTGTCCTTATCTATAGCTTCATAAGGAGCTTGAGCATACACATGGTCAGTACGTGGTAGGAAGCTAATGCCAGAACAACTGTCTAGTCGTTCCCACAGCCATTGCCCTGCTGCAAGGAACTCATCATCAGAGTAATATATAGTCACACTAGGTTTATGTTCACACCAATGCTCCTGATATATCTCCCACAAATCTAACTGCTGCTTTACATTAAGCTCACTAACACAGGTTGCACCCTTTGGTGCTTTCACAGGGAAGTCAAACACATAGTTCTCTGTGTTCATTACATCCTTCTCCCACGACACACCCGCATCTTTTAGGAAGGCAGAGATAGGGTCTTTACCATCGCTACGTACTCGTCTTATATAATAAGGAGAGAACCTTGCATGAATACCACTAGCACTGTCTACTAATTGAGACACTGTACCTGATGGCTTCACACACGTAATAGCTGTTGATTGGTTAACACCTAACTCAGCAGCAAATGCTTTGTTAGTTTGTACCGCAATCTTCTTCAGCTTCTCTAGCATATCCTTGAGTGTCACTATACTGCCCTTACCTGATAACAACTTGTGATCCATGATGCCCGTCATACTTACACCAAGTAAACATTCTTCTTCTGTGTTGTTCTTCCAGACAGAGCGTACATACCTAAAGTCTGTTAGCGTTGACTGTAGTGTTCCTAGTATTGTAGCCAGTCGTGTCTTACGCCCTAGTGATTCTTCAGTGTCATCTGCACGTACTACAATCTCAGACAAGTTACATACCTGTGCCGAGCGTAGTACAATCTCACTACAAGGGTTTGTCCCAAAGTCGTAGCCTACATCTCTTCGTCCATTTCTCTCTGCTTGTTTCTTTGCAGCAGTACGGGAGAAGATACCACGTTCACCAGCTTTAGACTTATAGAGTGCTACCCATTCTTCCAAAAAGGTTTCGTACTCTGGCTTCTCATTGTAGACGGCACTGTTGTTTGCCAAGGCTCTTTGCGTTTGTGTCTCCCACCAATTCCCAGACTTCGCATGACGCATACGATCATCAGACAAGTTAGATAGAGAAATGAGAGCAGACCTACGCACACCACCAACGACAACAATCTCAGCAACCTTACAAACAATATCATGGCATTCTATACTGGTGAGCTTTCTACCAGCAGCCCCTCTGAAGGTGGCAACAGTAAACTCGAAGAGCCTAACCAAAGGATCAGCACCACTGCTCCTACCGCCAAAAGTTTTGAGACGTTCGCCTTTCGCCCTGAGTTTTGATATATCCCAAGTAGGAATTTGACCCGAATATAAAAGACTAACAAGTTCGCGGAAAGCTTTAGCCCAGCCAATCTTACTGTCTGCCACATGGATTGTAGTTTCTGTTTCATAAAAGTCCTCACTTATAATTGGTAATTTAGCAACAGCCTGTCTCTCTACGGAGAACCCTACGCCTGTGCCACACATTAATACATATAATATCTCATCAAATACTCTGGGGTTATCGACTGCTATGTAGCTACAGTTAAACCCTGCCATGTTATCACGCTTGAGTGCCTCACCCGCTGTCATAAGACAACGCATGGATGGCATAATCTCTTGCCTGTGTATTGCATTAAACAATTCCTTAGCAAGTTTATCGTCTATCTGTCCACGCTCTAACCAGAAGTCGATGTAACGCTGAACAGTTTCTTTCCATGTCTCTCTTCTATTATCTTCTTCCCGCCATCTAGCGTAACGGGATTTGTGTATGTACTGTTGGTATGAATCCATTAACGGTTATCTCCTGAACCTTTAAGCGTGTCTTTAATCTTACGCTTGTATAGTTTGTTTAAATTATTAAATGCAATGTCACTAAGGTTCAGCCCTGCTTCATCTGTCAGCATAGCTAGATACCAGAACACATCTCCTAGTTCTGATGCTAGTTGATCTTTAAAGTTAGCTGGCTCTCCGTCTCTAATCTTTTTCTTAACCTTGCCCGCTACTTCACCAGCCTCACTTGCTAGACCCATTGTTAGATACACTAACGCTGAGTCTTTTGGAAAGATAGCTGTGGCAGCACACTTACTTTGATACCAATCAAACCCCTCAAACATCCCTGATATTTGTTCATAAGATGCTCCACCTAATTCGTTACTCATTCCCAGTTCTCCCCTTTTGTTTCTTCCATTAATTCAATCATTTTATTTAAGTACCAAACAGCTTTCTTAGCATCCTGTATAGGCTTGCCCTTGTTCCACATCCTAGCACCAGTATATTTTATTACGTTACCTTGGCAGTATGAGATAGCATCAAACTTACCTAACACATCTATAATGTAATCTATCGTTTCAATCTCACCCGCATTGTAGTGGGGTGGATTATTAATTGGGTCTACCTTTTCCATAACTTAACCTTCTTTGTCTCAAAATTATATTCCCCGTCACGCAGTATACGTGCCAGCCTCGCGTTCTCTATTGCTATCTCTTCGCCTAGACCTTTATCTGCAAAAGCATCGACAACCGTCTGCCATGTAGCACCGTTCTCTTGTAGTAACTTGTCTGCTGTCTTCGCTCCAACAGCAGGGCAACCCTTGTAGTTATCTGTCGAGTCACCTACCAAAGTTTGATACAAGAACCAGTAGTCTGCTTCTGCTTCATCAACCTCAGTGACCTTACCGTCTAGTAAATGGTAAGCTGGGATAGTTAACAGGTCTTTGTCTATAGACCAGATTACTGTGTTCTTATCCGCACTGCCTAGTATTCCTAAAAGGTCATCAGCCTCTAGCCTATCCTCAACTTTGCCATTAAATTTTTCGCCTAAATATTTTTTAGCAAAATTTAGAAGCATAGGTTTACGTGTACCTTTACGGTTAGCCTTATAGTAAGGGGCTACCTCTTTGCGGTAGAGCTTATCTCCCGACAAACACGTAATGACTTTATTACATCCTGACTGTTCTATAATCTCGTTCATAAACACAGTCATGTTTTGTATGACATCTTGTTCAAAAGCATGAAGAGTCCAACAACCTTCACCCCAATCAATAGGTGTCTCAGCTACAACCGCTGCTTTGTAAGCAACAATGTCTCCGTCTACTAATAGTGTTCTATCTTTCATCTTCATCCTCCTCTTCTTCAAATGCTTCAAACAACTCTTCTTGTAGTTGAAAGTTATGTCTTGTTATTATGACCTGTATGATTATCTCCCCTATCCACCTGACTCCGAGAGCCACGCTTACGAATAGGAAGCTGAACACAAGGATCATGTTTAGTGTTGTACCTTCCATGCTATACCCTATGTTTAACCAGCTTAAGTTTACGAGTAACAGGATCAAACTTAATAAACTGTACTCCCAGTTTCTTTTGTGTTGGTGTCCGACTAGGTAGGTTTGTATTTTTACCTTCCATCTTGACATCAAATAGGTACACTTCACCGTCCTTAATGCCAACAACATCCACAGCTCCTGTGCAACCAGCGTTATAGAACACTTCAAACCCTTCATCCCATAACCAAGTGATTGCATACAGCTCTGCCACATCTCCTAAACGACTCGAACTAGTGAGTCTCTGCCCAACTTCTGCCGACATCGAACTCTGAGTCGAGAGGACATTTGAATCCATATTTTTCTTCGGTTTTCTTAATAGCCTTTTTAGTGATTTCACCTATGTCATCCTCCAAGCCTTCCTTAACTATGATTTGAACTTCGTCATGTACAAACGCCACTATCGCAACTTCTTCTGTAGTGTAGCCTTTAGCACGTATCATCTGCTCTATTGTTCTGTACCAATACTTACAGACAATAGCTCCAGCAGACTGAAGCAGTGTGTTTAAAGCAGCGTGGGGGTGACGAATAGGTATGAGCCTACCATCTAAACCTTTAATAAACTTCTCACCATGCTGTGTTTCTAGCCGTAACTTAATTGCATCGGTTAACTTCTTGAGAGCTGGGGTCTTGGCTAGGAAGCGTTTCTTAATTTGCCCGCCTTCCTTCTTACCCTTACCAATGATCTCTCCAATCTTCTCGTTACCTGCTCCGTACAAGAATCCATATATAAATGTCTTGGCTTGTGGACGAGTCTGTAACCCCGCAGCTAGTTGGTTCGCTGTGTGTATATCACCTTCTAAGATTTCCTTACCGTACTTACCACCGTCATACCTTGACATATAATGAGCAAGACAACGTAGCTCTAAACCACTAGCGTCTGCCCCCAGCAAGGTGTAACCCTTCGGGGCATGAAATAGTTTGCGACATTCCTCCCCAAAGGCGGCTGTTCCACTTGGCACTTGAGCGACATTAGGATCACTATGTGTACACCTAGAAGTAACAGCACCCATGTGATTAACGCGCCCATGTATTCGTCCTTTCTTCTCAAGCTTGAGCCATGCCTGTTTACCATTGCCTAATTGTCCTAGTCGTTTGTTTAACATTAAGAACTCCGTCAACAACCTAGCTTCGGGCATATCAATTCCCGCTAAGATTTTTTCGTCAACTTTCGGCTCTCCTGATGGAGTGTGTTCTTTTGGTGTCCAACCCTTCTTCATTAACCTGTCTGCAATCTGCTGTCTTGATGCAGGGTTAAAAGGTATGGTCTTTGTTTTCGTTTTTAATTCTATGATAGTTGGCTCTATGGTCTCAACTAATTCATTTTCTATTTGTTGCTTACGTGCAGACAACTGCGTGTAAAGCTTTTGTGCAGCTTCCACATCAAAGGGAAAGCCTATGTTCTCCTGTTGCAATAACAAGGTAGCCATCTCATGCTCTAACCTCATAGGTTCTTCAGGATAACGTTTACGTTGTATTAATTCATATAACTTTACATTCAGTGCAACATCCTGAGCGCAGTAATCGAGCATCTCAGGTGTAAACTCTGTCCAAGCATCTTCTTGTTCACCGAATGCGCCTTTGTTGTAGTTAAGGCGTTGACCCCAAGCTTTGAGGGAATGCGAACCAATCAATCTATTATCGACTGTTCTCTTGAGCATATCCTTTTCTTTCATATTGGGATAGATCAACCGAGAAGCCACTAGGGTGTCAAACACTTCACCTTTGTAATCAAAGTTATATAACTTTTTCAATACTGGTAGGTCATAACCTATGACATTGTGTCCACCAATCTCAGGGCTTTCTCTTAGTAAGGCTACGCCTTCTTTTAAAGTGTCACCAAAAAACTTCCACTGGACTCCTGTCCTCGTACACTGCGTTACAATACAATGTACCTTTGTTACTTCATTTAGTAACCCATCTGTTTCAATATCGAATATTAACATATATCCTCTCGCTGGAGTGATTAAAATGGTACATCAAATTCCTCTGACATACGCCCTGTTGCGGTGGAATAGTGAAGCTGCCCTGCTACACCTGTATCACCTGACCATCTGTTCTTTAAGATACGGACGGTTGTTACATTAGAAGTCTCAGCATCTTGCTGGTTACGTTCTAAGCCTATTACTATGTCACTTAGCTGTGCGATAGCCGCTGAACCTCGAAGCTGTGAGAGCGATGTTACTTGCCCTTCTTCGTGTCCTCTGTCACCGCTTGGTCTGCGTAAATGAGATACGACAATCAATCCGATATTTAATTCTTCAGTTAGTGACCGCAAGTTGGTCATCATGTTGTCAATGATTCGTCTCTCATCTCCACCCTCGATACCTGATACAACAATACTAATGTGATCCAATATAATGTACTGGCATCCACACCCTCTTGCTAGGTATCTGATCTTAGAGAGTAGGTTATCACTCTCTGTCGATCCCCAATGGTCATACATAAACACACGCCCTGTACCGAGAGTCGCATCAAAGGCTTCTCTAAGCTCTTCTGTCGGGACTTCTTCAAGATGTACTGGTTTACCTAGGTGTAAGGACATAAGTCCCTGTGCTGTACGCTTGCTAGATTCTTCGAGTGCTACATATCCTATCGTAGCTCCTTCGTTAAGAA